CAATTAGGCACAAGAAAAGAATCGGAAGACCTATTTGATGGTTGGTTAGAAAAGACCGAGTTAATGTTAAAAATAGATACAAATACTGACAGTGTTTTCTAATTAAATCATGAAGTTATGATATAATTTAACTCTATAAATCAATGGTAAATTCTAATGAAAATTAGCCTAGAAATTGATGTGCCAGAGTTTGATTGGATTGATACACCAACATTGTATAGAACTCCAATTGGTGAGTTTAACGATATACAAGAAGTTAAAGAAATTGGTCGCTTAATTGAATACCTGCAACGGCTAGATGAAATTGAATGGATTATTAACTCTAACCATCAACATGTTCGACATCCATTTTGTCGCGAGTTAATTCGTGATCGACTTCGCTTCATTCCAGAGAATCAAATTTACTGGTTTGGTGAAAAATTAAGTTATTTCCTTCAGGATTTTGAAAAGAGAACAGGTCGCAAGTTCGAAGAATATGAATACACATATCAAGTTCTTTCAAATGGCAAAAAGATTCAATTCAAAACCTTCTCAATGATGTTTGATACTGAGGAAGAAGCTTTAAGGCATATAGCAAAGATCTACACGTCTAGAAGTGATTTTAAGTTTGCTAAGGTTTAAGCCGCCCTCGGGTGGTTTTTAGGAGATATTCATGTGCAATAACTGGATAAAGTTTGAGGATGAATCTCCTGTGGATAAGGGTGAAGTAATTATTTTGCTTGATGATGGGACAATGGGCTTTGGCGAAATAATTGATTGTCAAACTTATCAGCGAATGCGATTTAATGGTACAGGCAAAGCTCTCGAGTATTGGGATCACAAACCAACCCATTGGATGAATAAACCAGAACCACCTTAAGGGTGGTTTTTTATTGCGAGGTCAAAATGGAACCGAGATTCGTCATCAAAAACCATTCTGACATCAACTATGTGACGAACTATTTAAATAAAAACCATGCAGAAGCGGCAATTGAAGGCAAGCCTTTAGTTGTATTGATTGCGCCACAAGTAACCGATAGGACAAAAGCGCAAAACCGCTTGTACTGGATGTGGCTTAATCAATGGGCTAAGAAGCAGGGAACAGACAAAGACTACGAACATCTGTTTTTCAAGAAGAACTTCTTATCCAAAATCTATGATCGTGATGACGTCGGCCAATACAAGAAAACATTCAAGGCTGTTAGAGAGTTGAAGGATTCTAAGCATCCAGCCTATCAACAAGTAGCTGATGGACTATGTGAGCTAATGAGCACTACAGATGCAAGTACAGCTCAATTCACTGAATACCTAAACGACATTCACGCCTTCTGCAATAAAAACGGGTGTTATTTGGAAACGCCTGATGATCTTAAGTATGTGTTGGAATAGCTAAGCAGCTAAGATATATTGTTTTTCTTTAATCATTACAACAAGGAAAAGCAATGTTTTTAAAGGTTGATAATAAGCACATCAATGCGAAGAAGATCACTTGGTATGAGGCAAATCCAGAGCACTCAAATCGAGTTAAGATTATTTTTGATAATGGATTGTCGCAAATCCTAGAGTTTGAAAAACAAGATGAGCTTAAGGCTTTCATTGAAGCAATAGATAAAGCCAATAGTTAAGTAGTTATAAGCCCTCTTCGGAGGGTTTTTTAATGGGTGAGATTTATGAAAAGACCTTATCCGCCTGAATGGGTTTTAGAACTTAGTGAAGACATGTCCATGAACTTCTGCCCAGCTCCTGAAATTACTGATTGGCTCCATCAAGGGATATTAAATCCAGAAAGTAACCTATTTAACGAAGATCATGAGCACTTAATTGAGCACACAGGAGTTAAGTTTCTATGGGCTGAGTGTGGCTTTGCTAAGCAGGGTAGAGATATTCATGGCCAAGCAGAGATAGTGGCATTTAGAGCTAGTGGTTGGCAGAAAGACCGCCAAGAGGCTCAAATGATTAAATGGTTTGGTGAATTGCCAAAAGCACTAATTACTCTTGATGCTCGATATTGCACTGACTGTTCAGATGAAGACTTTATGGCGTTGGTTGAGCATGAGTTATATCACTTAGCTCACAAACATAGCTCAATGGGTCCGTGTTATGACGCTGACAATAATGCAGTTCTACAAATGCGTGGACATGATGTAGAAGAATTCCACGGTGTAGTTAAGCGCTATGGAATGTCTAAAGATGTACAAACTATGGTGGAGCTTGCGAATGATGGTCCGATTATATCTAGGGCTAGTATTGCTCATGCATGTGGAACGTGTCTTTTGAAGTTGGCTTAAATAATCAACCACTTCCGATACGTAATGATACAAAGAGGTGGTTATGGCAACACTAAAAGAGCCTGTAAAAATCTTTATTGTCCAGTCTCTTGCTTGTCGTGACACCCCTCAAGAAGTAGCAGATGCTGTAAAACAAGAATTCGGCATTGAAATTGGACGACAACAAGTAGCTGCTTATGACCCTACAAAGGTTAGGGGAAAGGATCTAAGTCAAAAGTTTGTAGACCTTTTTAATAAAACTAGAGAAGAATTTGACAAGGGCGCTTTTGATATCCCTATCGTTAATAAATTCTATCGCCTTCGTGAAATCCAGAAGATGTATGAGAAGGCAGGTAAAAACGTTCAGTTAAGACAAAGTCTAATTAAGTTAGCCAGAGAAGAAAGCAAGTCAGATCAAAAAGACTCAATGTCTGAAAAGGCACAAATTGAGCTTGAAATTAAGAAGCTTGAACTTGAAGAAATTAAACGTCGGGTAAATCCACCTAAAGAGAAACCACCAGAAGAAGATTACCGCCTTGATCTAAAACCAGACGAGGAATTGCCGAATGAACCTATCCTTTAGTCCTGAAGGTGCAGTAGAACTTACACCAAAACAGGCAAATATTTATGTATGGGGCTGGCAACCTGAAGCACGTTTTAGAGATGCAGTGTGTGGGCGTCGATTTGGCAAAACATTCTTAGCAAAAGCGGAGATGCGAAGAGCTGCAAGACTGGCTCAAAAGTGGAATGTATCTGTAGAGGATGAAATCTGGTACGCAGCACCAACCTTTAAACAGGCTAAGCGCGTATTCTGGAAAAGATTAAAACAAGCAATTCCGCCTTCTTGGCGCTTTGGCAAGCCTAACGAAACTGAATGTACTATCACTTTAAAAACTGGTCATGTAATTCGTGTAGTTGGCTTGGATAACTATGATGACCTTCGTGGCTCTGGTTTATTTTTCTTAATTATTGATGAATGGGCTGACTGTAAATGGGCTGCATGGGAAGAAGTGCTTCGCCCAATGCTTTCAACTTGCAAATATACCGTTAATGGCGTGCAGCGGGTTGGTGGCAATGTTCTAAGGATTGGCACTCCAAAGGGGTATAACCACTGCTATGACACTTGGATGGATGGTCAAAATGGACGAGAGCCTGACCATAAAAGCTGGATTTATACATCATTACAAGGCGGGAATATCCCAGAAAGCGAAATAGATGTAGCTCGTCGCAAGATGGACCCGAAGACTTTTCGACAAGAATACGAAGCAAGTTTTGAAACTTATCAAGGTGTTATTTATTACTGCTTTGAGCGAACCTTTAATTGTACAGAAAGGGTCGTAAAAGAAGGTGATGTACTTCATGTCGGAATGGACTTTAACGTTCAGAAGATGTCCGCAGTTGTATATGTCAGAGATGGCGAAGAGCTATATGCAGTAGGTGAGTTTAAGGACCTATTCGACACACCAGCGATGATTGAAGCAATTAAAGCTAAATATCAGGACCACGAAATTATCGTTTATCCAGATGCTTCTGGTGATAACCGCAAATCAAGTAATGCTAGTGAAACTGATATTGCACTACTTAAGAAAGCTGGGTTCAAGGTTCAAGTTAATAGTAGAAACCCTGCCGTGAAAGATCGTATCAACTCAATGAATGGACGGTTATGCAACACAATGGGTGAGAGACGCTTATATGTGAATCTCAAGCAGTGTCCAGAGTTTGCAAGAAGTCTTGAACGACAAATCTACGATGATCACGGTCAGCCAGACAAGAAAGCAGGGTTTGACCATCTTAATGACGCTGGTACTTATCCAGTTGCTTATATGTTCCCATTAAACAAAAAGACAGTGGGAGAAACTTCAATTATTGGACTACTGTAGGTGAATTATGACAGTTAGTACTGTTCATCCGGATTATGCAAAGGCAATGCCGGATTGGGAATTTATGGATTATGCCTTGGGTGGGGAACGTTGTGTAAAAGAGCAAGGTGAAAAGCTTTTACCAAAGTCCCAAGGCATGATAATGGCAGAAGAAGTAGATCCAAAAAATAAATGCATCTATGAAGCGTTCAAACAACGCGCAGAATATCCTGAGTGGGTGCGTGATTCTAAAAGAGCAATGATTGGTCTAGTATCAAAACTTGAGCCAGATATCAATATTGTAGATTCACGGTTAAAACCATTGATTGAGCAGGCCACAACAGATGGGTTTGGCTTAAAGCAATTATTCCTTCGAGTAGTAGAGGCTCAGTTGTCTTATGCACGTTGCGCTTTGATGCTTGATTTCGACGATTCAGGTAAGCCATACATTGCGTTGTATTGGGCAAAAGATGGTATTAACTGGAAAGAAAAGACAGTTGCAGGGCGAACAGATTTAACACTCTCAGTTTTTAAAGAAGCTCATGATAATTCCGAAGATGAATTTACTCATAATAAAGAATGCTTCTACCGTGCTTTAGATATTAATGATGGCAAATATAGATCGCGTTTATTTGCTGACGACAATACAGTAATTGATGAAACATATCCAGGCTTAGGTAATAAGACACTTTCGTTTATTCCTGTTGTTTACGTTGGCAGTATGAATAATACGCCTTCAATTGACGAAATGCCTTTAATGACAATGGCTAAGGCGGCTATTAAGTATTACCAGTTAAGTGCTGAATATTTCCAAGAGTTGCATTTAACTAGTCATCCTCAACCTTGGGTTTCAGGTGTTGATGAAGATAAGCCTTTGCGTGTGACGGGTCCAATGGCTGCATGGCAATTACCACAAGGTGGGCAATGCGGATATCTCGAAATTCAAGGTGTAGGAATAGAAGCTAAACGCACTGCAATGCGTGACCAAAAGAATGCAGCTTTAGAAGCTGGTGCTCGTGTAATGGACATTGGTGGTGCCGAATCAGGCGAAGCACGCAAAGCTCGTCAAGATGACCAGTATTCGACATTGTATGGAATGGTTATTACTGCTGCTGAAGCAATTGAGCAGGTCATTAAGTATGGCGCATTGTGGTTAGGGCTTAGTGATAAAGATTACCGTTTTAATGTTAAGCCTGACTTTGGCTCATTAGGTTTTGATGTAAATCTTGCTAATCAGCTCTATGAGGCTGTATTGGGGAATAAAATCTCAATGGAAACCTATTGGGATTATATTCGAACAGGAAAAATCCCGGATATTGAATATTCCCAAGAACTAGAGCGTATTGAAACTGAAATGACCAACAGTCCTATGACTGGATATGTTGCAGGGGTGGCTAATGGCAACGCAGATGTCACAACAGGCACTACTTGATGCTCTAGTATCACATCAAGCTTACCTTTACCGGCTCTCATCTACTGAAATTAACAATCTCTTAATTCAGTTTGATTCACTCTCAAATGAGATGATCTCAAAGTTAAGAGATTTATTAGATGACTTGAGTGACGCTGAAAAAACGGCATTAATGTCAGGACAATACACAACGCCTGCTTTGAAAGAAGTTAGGACATTAGTTCAGACTTGGCAGGCAAGTGTTGCATCAGGGTTGCTTGAGAGCTTCACAGTAAGCGCTACAACCTTAGCAGTATATGAAGCTACATATCAGGCTAAAACTCTCACTAATCACAAAATAGAGCCAAACGGAAAGACGCTATTCAACAAGGCAAAGAAAACACCTTTAAGTGGTGGTGTACTGCTTGATTCTATTTTTGCGCGAATTGCTGATGAGACTCGTGTGAGAGTTGAGCAAACTATTCGAGATGGTTTATCTAAAGGCCAGACTAATCAGCAGATTGTTCAGCGAATTAAAGGCAAGAAAGCACTTAACTATCAAGACGGTTTGCTTGATCAGAGCAGAAACCAGATTTCTACCATGGTTCGCACTGCTCGAAGTCATGTGTCCAATGTGGCTTTGAATGAAACATATCAGTCCATTGGTGTTGAGTATGTAAAGTTCATCGCAACACTGGATAGCCGTACTTCTAAAATCTGTATGGGTTACTCTGACAAGGTTTATAAGAAAGATGAACCTCATCCTGTGCCACCACTTCACCCCAACTGTAGATCGATCCTAATTCCTGTATCTGATGACTCAGGAAAAACAATTGGGATGCGTCCATTTAACAATAAAGTGAATGGTGAAGGTGAGATAGGCGTGGTTGATTCAAATACAACTTTCAAAGGTTGGTTTGATAAACAAGATGCAGCTTTTCAAAAGTCTTGGCTTGGGCCGACAAGATACAAACTATTCAAAGAGGGTAAGTATTCTCTAGATAAGTTTGTAGATCCGCTAACAGGTCAGCCATTCACACTTGCTGAACTCAAAAAGCTAGATGAAGAAATGTTTAAGAGGTTGGGATTATGAAAGTAATTAGTCGAGGTGTGCCGCCCGAGTTGCAGACCTATAGAGACTCATGTGGCAAGTGTTATTCAGTTATCGAATTTCAAAAGAATGAGTTGCGAGTCATGAGCGATAGAAACGAAACTATCTATGTGTTGAATTGCCCTGTATGTCGTAACGATATTTGGATTGCATCTCAAGCATTAAAGCAAGTTATTTATAGAAATATGTAAAACAACTTAATTCAAACCTTAGCAGCTTCGGCTGCTTTTTTATTGCCTGAAGCAAAGCCAAAGGCTCAAACAATTAAATCCGCAAGGCGGTATCTCTAGGAGATTTTAGATGTCTGAATTTTTAAAACGCCAATTAATGTCTTTACAAAATCAAGCTGGTGCAGATGGGGGTGAGGGTGGTTCTGGTGGGCAAGGCTCAACAACCATTAATTTTGAAGATCCTGCAATCAAAGCACAGTTAGACCAATACGTTGAACAACATGTTTCTGGACTTAAAGCTAAAAACAATGAGCTTCTTGGTAAGAATAGATCCTTATCTGATGAGCTGGCCAATTTTAAAGGCCAATTTGAAGGTCTGGACATTGATGCAGTTAAAGGGTTACTTCAAAAAGCTGGACAAGACGAAGAAACGAAATTGCTTGCTGAGGGCAAGATTGACGAAGTATTCGGAAAACGTACTGAGCGATTGAAAGCCGAACATCAAAAGTTATTTGATGCAGAGAAGGCTCGTGCAGATAAGGCGGAAGCTTATGCGAATAAGTTTAAGCAGTCTGTAGTCAAAGGTCAAATTGCTCAAGCATTTAGTGCTGCACAAGGTCTACCAGAAGCGACAGACGACATTACAGCACTCGCTTTATCTAAGTTTTCCTTGGATGAAAACGGCAATGCTGTAGCGATCGATGCAAATGGTGACGTAATTATTGGTAAAGATGGCAAAACCCCACTTACACCAAAAGAGTGGATTGAAGACATTCGGGAATCCAAACCTTACTTCTTTCCAAAACCTAATGGTGCAGGTGGGCAAGGCGGGAACAATTCAGGCGGCAAAAACACAATTAAACGTAGTGAGTTCGATGCAATGAGCCCTACAGAAAAAGCTAACTATATCCGCAAAGGCGGCAATGTAATTGATTAATGGAGCTAATAAATGGCTAACACTTTAACTGGCTTAACGGTCACTATTTATAATGCGCTTGATGTTGTTTCTCGTGAATTAACTGGTTTTATTCCAGCAGTTTCATCAGACATGACTTATAACCGCGCAGCAAAAGGTCAAACAGTAACTTCACCTGTAGCGCCTGCTGCAACTGCATCAGATATCACTCCTGGTGTTACTCCTCCAAATGATGGCGATCAAGTAATTGGCAAGGTCGATATGACCATTACTAAAGCTCGTCGTGTTCCTGTACGTTGGAATGGTGAAGAAAAGCTTGCACTTGATAATAACGGGGCATCTTACAACACAATTCTTCGCGATCAATTCGCTCAAGCTATGCGTACATTGGCAAATGAAGTTGAAGCGGATGTTGCAGGTTTAGCAATTGGCGCTTCTCGAGCAGTCGGTACAGCAGGCACTACGCCTTTTGCAACCAACTTGAAGGACAGTGCTCTAGCACTTAAAGCTCTTCAAGATAACGGTGCACCAAAAGGTGATTTGCAGTTAGTAATTGATACTACTGCGGGTGCTAACATGCGAACTCTTACGCAATTAACCAAAGCAAACGAAGCAAATGACGATTCGTTGTTACGTCGTGGTGTGCTTTTAGATGTGCATGGTTTTGCTATCCGTGAATCTGCACAGGTGGTAACTCCTGCATCTGGAACTGGTGCTAGTGCAACAACTAATGCCGCTGGTTATGCAATTGGAGCAACTTCAATCACACTTGCAAGTGCTGGTACTGGAACAATCGTTGCAGGTGATGTGATTACCTTCGCTGGTGACACTAATCAATATGTAGTTGTTGGTGGTGATACTGATGTTTCTAATGGTGGAACTATCACACTTGCAAAGCCGGGCTTGCGTAAAGCAATTCCAGCAGCTGCAACTGCAATTACTGTAGCGCCCACTTCAACTCGCAACTTGGCGTTTGCTCGATCTGCAATTGCCTTAGCGACTCGTATTCCTGCACTTCCAGAAGGTGGTGACTCTGCAGATGACCGTATGATCGTAACTGATCCTGTTAGTGGGTTATCTTTTGAAATCGCCATTTACCGCCAATACCGCCAAGTGCAATACGAAGTATCGCTTGCTTGGGGTTGTGCAATGGTTAAACCAGAGCATTCAATCATCTTGCTTGGTTAATGACTTGGGGCTTCGGCCCCATTCTTTTTGGAGAATAAAATGTCTAAGACAGTAAAAATTAAACCAAGCCATGAATCACAAGGCGAGTTCGTAATTATCTCTGTAGATCAATTCAATCCATCGGAACATGAGTTGATTGAAGGTGAATCACTACCAATTGATGAGAGTGAAGTTACTAATGATGCGCTTGTCCCTGTAGAGCAATTTGATGAATTGGCTAACAAACTGGTTATCTCAGAAGAACAGCTTTTGACTGCAAAAGAAGAATTAATGGCTTTCAAAAATGATGTGCCAGCTATGAAAGCACGAATTGCAGAGTTGCAAGGCGATGACACTCCAGTTGGCGCAACAAATGAAAATCAGAATCCATCAACAGAAAATACTGGCGATGCACAGGCAAGCGGTCCAAAAGCGCCTGCTAAAAACAACAAGCAATCAAAAGATCAGGAATAAGTCATGATTGAATACATTACCGTGGCAGATATCGATGCAAAACTTGGTAACGATTGGGCAGGCAGCGATAGTGCAAAAGCTCGCGCGGTAATGATTACCAATGTTTGGCTAACAAATCTTAAGTTACCAGATACAACAGATAATCAGCCCTTAAAAGATGCAATTCTATTGGCAGCAGTAGAGCTGATACCTGATGCAGTAAATGGAAGTCTCTATACGGAAGTTGAAACTGGTGTGTTGAGCGAGACAGTATCAGCACAATCGGGAACAAGCGTTTCTAACACATATTCAGCTACTCATAAAACATATACAGCGAGTGAAAACCTAGCCTTATCCATTTTAAAACCATGGCTAGATAAAGGATTCGGTAATGTAATTCTATTAGTGAAGATCTAATTATGAGAGCTAAAATTCAATCTAAATTAGGAAAGGCTTTTAGTACAAAGCTTGCGGATGCAGTAGATACTTTCACTTGTACCCGCAAACAATTAGTTAGCTCCAATCCCGCTACTGGTGAAGATACTTACACCGAATACGTCTATGGTGGCAGAGGCGTCCTATTTGGGAGTTGGGCTAAAGATTTGGTGAAGCCTATAGATTACCGCGCAACAGACTCTAAAGCCGTGTTATTGCAAAATGAAGTGAAAGATGCGGCAGGAACTCTAGTTGATCCAGATGTTAATGACATTTGGGTGATTGAAGGCGGGAATTATCGTGTTGTGAGCTACGGAAAAGATGCGGCTAATTCGTGTTGGTTCTGCCAATTGAGGAAAGTCTAATGATTAACTTAGATGATGGGAACTTAATAAGTCAGGCTGTAAACCAAGAGGGCGTTTATCACGCTGAGGTTCGCAAATCCACTAATGGCCCAAAGAAGGTGCTGTTAGATGGCGAAGAATGTAAGTATGTACTCTTTGCAGATACTAACAAAGGCTATCTTATTCGACATAAAACCACCATTGACGGTCGAGTGTTTACAGTAGGGAATGAACCAGTATTTGAGATACTGTTTGGTAAAGTTGAGGTGACTTTTAATGGGCTGGACAAGCAAACCGAGTGAACCGTACCGGGTTTGTCGGAGACTTTTTTATTTAAGTTAAGCCACCTGACCTAACGGGTTAATCTTATCATAGTACATTGCTTCAAACTCAAAAGGCGATACATAACCCAGTGCACTGTGTACACGCTTTTTATTGAACCAATCTACCCAGTTTAGTGTCGCAAGTTGTACATCTGCTAAACCTTGCCAATCTGCTTTTAAATATTCAATCACCTCTGTTTTGTATAAGCCATTCACCGTTTCAGCCAGAGCATTATCGTATGAATCACCCGTTGTACCGACTGATGCTCGTAAATTTGCTGCTTCTAAACGATTGGTATAGCGAATGGAAAGATATTGCACACCTCTGTCGGAATGATGAATCACATTCTTTGGCATGCCTCGATCATGCAATGCTTGCTCTAATGCATCAAGCACCATATCTGTATTCATCCGTGTAGATACTTTCCATCCAACAATTGCTCGTGAGAACACATCAATAACAAATGCGGTATATACCCAGCCTGAATGAGTTTGAATATACGTAAAGTCACCCACCCATAGTTGGTTTGGATGATCAGCATTAAAATTACGTTTCACTAAATCATCTGCCCGTTTTTGGTCATCTCGGTTACGGGTGGTTTGTTTATTCTTACCACGCCAAACACCTTGTATACCTAGCTTTTGCATCAATCGAGCAACTGTACAACGTGCAATAACATAACCCTCACGTTTCAATTTTTGCCAAACTTTACGTACACCATATCGACCTGAACTTTCTTTCCAAATTCGTTTAATTTGTTCAGCATGATACTCATCATGTAGATCTCGTTTCGCTCGATGTTCTGGATTGTCAGTGAGATCTAAAGTTCGGTAATAGGTTGAAGGTGCAATCGGTAAAATTCTACAAATCGCTTCAACACCATATCGATCTTTATTGTTATGGATAAAATCCACCATTATTTGTGTGGGCGGTCGAGCTCCGCCTGGGCGAAAAAAGCGGCTGCTTTACGTAGAATTTCATTGGCACGTTTTAATTCTTTAATTTCACGTTCCATTTGCTTCATTTTTTCTTGGTCAGATATCTGTTGTACTTTGGCAGGATTTAGTTGATCCAGATGCTTTAAATACCAAACACGCAATGTTTCAGGAGTACAACCGATTTTAGGAGCAATAGCTGTGATTGCTGCCCAAGTAGAAGGATAATCTTTTTCAGATTCAATTAGTAATTGAACCGCTCTTTCTCTAATTTCGGGGGTATAGTTTGGTTTTGTCATCGGGATAGTCTCTCAGAATATTGACTCTCCGACAAACCCGGTACGGTTCAGAGTGCCTTCACTAAAACAATTGAAGCAGACCTTACTAAAAAACAGAAAGATATTGTCATTGATGCATTACAAGGTGTTGTTCTCCAAAGTCCAGTTGATACAGGGGCATTTAGGGCATCACACAGAGTCAGCATAAACCAGACTGACCAATCATTTAATGAAGCAGAGAAAGATAAAGGCGGTGGCTCAACCATTAGCAAAGGAACAAGTGCTTTATCTCGTCTTGTTCCTTACTCTACTGTATACATCCAAACGAATGCGCCTTATGCAACCAAAATCGAATATGGCGACTTCACTGACAAACCAGAGACACCAAAAACTACAGGCGGCTATTCAAGACAAGCGCCTCAAGGCGTCTATGGACTAACTTTTAATTATATTGCTCAGAAATACGGTGGTTAAAATGGCAATGACTTTAGATCAAGCACGACAAGCCATTATCACTAGAGCAATGGCATTTACTGGAATTGAGCAAAATCGTATTCAATACCCTAATGGCCCATTGATTAGTATTCCTGTAGATGGACTTTGGTGTGACTTAAATATTCTATGGGGCAGTTCTATCATTGCTGGTGTAGGTGATACTCCTTGCACCAGAAGAACAGGGGTTATTTCAATTAATTGCCTTGCAAGACCTCAAACTAATGAGGCTGATATAACAAAGCTCGCTGATGCTTGGTTAGCCCATTTTGAATATTTTAAGATCGGTCAGTTAGAAGTCTTACAAGGTCAAGTGCAGAACCTCGGCAATAATGGGGACTTCATTCAGTACAACATTTCAATAAATTATCGCGTCAATTAACGAATTTAACTTTTAAACGAACCTGTCCTTAGTGGCAGGTTTTTTTATGCCTGAAATTCAGGCAAACCACTGGCTAGAACGACGGTTCGAAAGGAAGATGGTCATTCGACTACTCATTGCATCTTCTTGCCAGTGTCTTTTCTTAAATGGGTAGTCGGAGCATAACAATGAATGCGATTGTAAAGATTGAAGCAGAAACTCCATTTATTGATATTCAGTTAAATGGAAAAGTCCAGTTAGGAGTAAATGCTCGTGAGTTGCACTCTTGGCTTGGAAGTAAACAAGACTTCTCGACATGGATGAAGCGACGGATTTCCAAATATGGATTTGAAGAGAATACCGATTATCTGATCCACCAAGTGGTGGAGCAGGCTTTAAGTGGGGCAAAACATAAAATCGAATATCTCTTATCAGTTGATATGGCAAAAGAGTTATCAATGGTTGAATGTACTGATCGTGGTCGAGAAGTACGTTTGTATTACATTCAACAAGAAGAGTTAGCCCGCCAACTTAAAGATGGGCTACAAGTAAGAATTGGTAAGCTTTCTGCTCAAATTGATTTAATAACAAAGTCACTATCAGAGGCTGCTAGTTTCTTAGCGGTCAATGGTAAAAAAACAAAACCAGCAATGCTTAAGGAATTGGATGATCTAATCAATGAGGCACAACCAAGTCTTGATCTAAAAATTAAAGATGAGGATAACTCATGAATATCCAATACGTTGTTGCTGAATGTCGCCCAAGTACAGATGAAGATGGTTATGCAGATGTAGTTATTAATGATGAAACTTATATTTTTACTAGCATAGAGCCTGTAGAAAGTATCAAGGAGGCAATATTGCTAACCATTGATATTAGCCGAATTAACCCAGATCACAAGCATATTGTTCTTCATCATGAAAGTCTGCAAAAGTTGCTAAATGGCATTCATGGTCAAGAGTTAAATGAATAAATCTTCCCCAAATCCAACGCCCTCAATTCGAGGGCTTTTTAATGTCAAAGAAAAAGGAAATCCAATGATCACAAGAATATTTGAAACTACTGAAGGTCATAGCGTTTCTATTGATGTTATGGAAGATGGCAAATGTAGTCATGATGAAGTTGAGTACTTAAAGATTGAAAGTTTGGGTGGGCCGCCTGTTTGGTTGTGTTCGAAATGTGGAAAGAAACTTAATGAAAAAGAGTTCTTAGAATTGCAACAAAAACACCTGAATTAACTGATACCAACCATATAAAGCTAAACCGCCGAAAGGCGGTTTTTTATTGCCTAAATAATTTATGTACCACCTCATCGGTGGTTTTTTTTATGTCTATAGGAATCACTTATGAGCAATCATGTTTTTAAGCGTGGTGACACTTTCAACTTAAACCTACAGTTAGTTGATATGGATGAAGCCCTGCAATATCCACCGGATGATGTTCGCCGTGCCATCGATCTGACAGGCTACACATTCACATCGCAAGTTAAATCGTTGGCGGATGGAGCAGTGGTAGCTACATTGACTTGTGCAGCATTAAGCCAGAGCACACAAAAGGGTTGGCTTAATGTGAAATCTGGAGCAAGCACAGCTGCTTGGCCTGTTGGTTTGTATCAAATGGATATTAAAGCGGTAGTAAGCGGCAACACTCAACACACCGAAACTTTGACTTTCCAAGTGATTGACGGAGTAACAGCATAATGGCAAATCTTGTATTTAAATTTAATTGGGACCATCGACCGTTCCAGTTGAACTCAGCTCAGGGCAAGCGGCAATTTATGCTGCCATTCGCTTCTGGCATTCCCAATCTAGCACCCAACTTTTCGCAAGTCCAAGGAACAGCGGCAATCTCTCAAGGTGGTACAGGGGCAACCACTGCAGCAGAAGCTCGAAATAATCTTGGTGCTGCTGGAAAAGGTGTAAATACTGACATTACTGAAATCCAAGGTTTAACTACTCCACTTTCAATAGCACAAGGGGGGACAGGCGCAACTTCGGCAACTACTGCACGAACTGCATTAGGATTGGGTGATGCAGGTGTTTTGGGTTATTCAGCAAATGCGGTAGCTTCTCTTTTTGATAAATCACAAGTTTCACAATGGGTAACGGTTCTGGGTCTAAATCGTTTAGTGAACATCTCCCATGGTGACTGGCAAGGGGGAAGTACATCAAATCCTCTATTAATGCCTACGCGTTATGGGACATTGATGGGCTATCACGCCAATGATTCAATCGGTACTTATTCATGGCAACTATTTAAAGGTGTCTCTGGTCATCAAATGTCTTACCGTTATGGTGCGGGATCTGATGCATGGTCAGCATGGGGGCATTTAAAGACCAGCTTCAATACATCAGTTGATGCAAACGGATTCTTAAAATCGGCATCACCTGTTGTGAAGTTATTTAACGACCATATCGAACTCAATAGTGATGCAGAAAAGCAACCAATCGAATTTAAAAAAGTAGATATTGGCGAATATCTTTTAAAAGGTTCTTTAGGTTTTGCTCAGGAAGGTTGGTACATCGAAGTTCCAAAAGATGCAAACGGTAATACTGTTGTTGCAGTAGTTTATGACACCTTGGAAAACGGTGATCTATCTATTAAGACTTATAAACGTAAGTTTGATTTTGAACTTGCTGCAGTTGTTGCAGACTTGGAATTACCTATAGATATTCCAGAAGGTCGCTGGATTGATATTCGCTTGCATGAAGAACCTGAACCAGAGCCTGAGCCACCTACAACTGAAACACCTTTTGATTTCCAGCCTACAAACTTATCCGAGGCTGTAGCTGCTGCAATGGCTGGGGTGGAACCGCCGGAAGTCTCAGATACCGATGAAACACTTTAACAACTCGCTATTTTAGCGGGTTTTTTTACGCCCATTTTTTATAACTGCCCGCTGATAAAGCGGGTTTTTTTATGCCTAAATTTTGGAGAACTATAAATGAGTTCAGGCGCAAAAATTCGATTATATGCTTGTGAAGAAGCAGTATTAGGGACGACTCCAGCAAACCCAATTTGGTACACAGTTCGCCGTGTAACCGATGGCCTATCAGAAAATGTCTCTACGGAAGAAAGCAGTGAAGTAGTTGACTCACGCTATCGTCAAGGCGGTGTAGTTACTGAAGCGGAAGTTGCTGGTCAGTTAGAGTTTGAATTGTCACTTGGTACCTTTGATTTATTCTTAAGTGCTTTAGCATTTAATAACTGGGCAACGAATAGCTTAACCATTGGCGGTAATGTACGTAAGTCATTAACGCTGGTTAAAGTTTTCGAAGATGTTGGCCAAGTCTTTATTTATCGTGGAGTACAGGTTAATTCTGGTGAAATTACTATCCAGACCACGGGGAAAATCACTGGTAACTTTGGTCTTGTAGGTAGCTCGTTTACTCGTCAGCAAACTAACCCTGTAGTGAATCCGGTGGCAGCCTCAACTCGTCCGCTGGTGAGTATGCCGAACGTGGAAAACTTGCTTATTAATGGTCAGTCTATTCAAGGTAAAGCGTGTCTACAGTCTCTTACCATTTCTATCAATAACAACCTTGAAGCAATCCGTTGTATCGGTTCGGGTAAGTACACACCAGAGTTCTACATTGAAAAGATGATGGATATCGAAGCAAATGCTTCATTCATGTTTTCTTCAACTGCGGCAGGTTGGATTGATGCCATTAAAACCCGAGATGTGTTTACATTGACCTTTGATATTAAAGACAGCAAAGGCAGTAAATATTCGTTCAACTTCCCACAACTGGAAGTCATGGAAGCCAATCACCCAGATGGCGGTGGTGACGACATCATTACTGTAGACATCAACTTTGCCCAAGTTCGCACAGCGCCAACAATTGTACGTGCTCTTGTGTAATCAACTTATTAAGTTACAAAGCCTATGGGAATCCCATGGGCTTTTTTATTTCTAAAATTTCAGAGGTTGCTATGGCTTTAAAAGTCGGAATTATTAAAAGCTCAGATGTTGCTCAGTGGTGCACTTTTGTAACTGAAGGTGGACAGGCAGAGTTTAAAATCCGGGGAATTGGTTATAAGCCCTTTCAAGTTGCACTAGAGAAGGCAGGAAACCAAATCACATCCAAAGGCTATGATGTGATGGTAAAAGATGAAAACGCTAAGCTATATCATGAACTATTATTAGATGCATGTGCTGCTCACCTGATTGAAGATTGGAAGGGTGTGGTGTTTGCTGAAGTGGTGGAAGGTAAAACTGTCGAGTCCGAAAAACCTTATACACCTGAGAATGCCTCAAAACTTCTCAATCAAGGTGACATTGGTATTTCAATCTGGCTATTCATTAAAGAACAGGCTCAGAAGATTCAGGAAGAAGCCGACAAGGACAAGGCTTTAATTCTGGGAAAGTCATCGAGCTCTACAAATACCAAAAAACGTATGCGTCGAAAACGCCGCACGAAATCGAACAAATCAAGTTCTTAGGTGGTCGTATTCCTGATCCGCCAGAGTATTCTTATGCGGCTGATTCCATTCTTTCGGCATTTAGCACTATTTGCAGATCCAGACGATATGAGCAGGGTATCCCGTTATCTTTAGATCAGCAGGCAATCAATGTCTATGCAGAGCATAATGATTTGCCAGTGGCTGCTCATATTTTTAATGACTGTATTTTTGCGTTGGATAACCTGTTTCTGGATGAGGTGCATAAGAAGTTTAAGGAAAAAAAATAAAACGGCACATCGTGTCGTTTATTTTTATCGACCTATTGAACAAAACTTTAATAATGTTAAATTACATCAAATGATAAAATAAAGCGTAAGCGATATTTTACAAGTCTTGGATAATGTAAAGATATGGGTACTTTAAATTTTAGAATCAACATGTTGGAGTGGGCTGCAAACAATATTGGTTTGAGCTTAAGCGATGTTGTAACTAAAATTTCTGAAGCAGAAAGAACTCAAAAAAAATTAATGGAAGGTGTTTTTTCTATTAAACAGGCCGAGGAGTTTGCTGAATTAACAAAAGTTCCATTCGGTGCACTTTTTCTAAACGTTCCGCCTGAAAATTTATATAAGCCAAATATTCCTGATTTACGACAAAATCAAAATGCGCTCCCTTTAAGTGAAAGCTTTTATGAAGTGTTAGAAGATGTTCAAACAAAACAGCAATGGTTTATTGAATTCCTAAAAGAAAATGATGCTAAAAAATTGGAATTTGTGGGCAAATATAACAAAAAAAGAGATGCTAATATTATTGCTGAAGATATTAGAGTTCATATCGGTTTGCCATATGATTTAAATACTAAAAAGAGCAAGGAAGAGTATTTAAAAAATCTTATCTTTAAATGTGAAGAAATTGGGATATTAATTTTCAAAAATAGTATGGTAAAAAATGCAACTAAGAAGCCTTTAAATACTGAAGAGTTTCGCGGTTTTGTTTTAATTGATGAATATGCTCCTGCTATTTTTTTGAATGCTCAAGATATGCCAGCAGCTATGATATTTACATTAGCGCATGAATTAGCTCATATATGGTTAGGCGAATCTGGCGTTGATGATTTGGATATATATGGAAATGATCCGAATGAAGTTCTTTGTAATAAAATTGCTGCAGAGGTATTAATAACGAAATCTGAATTTATTGATGCATGGGATAGACATCAAGGTGACATATATTATATTGCGCAAGAATTTTGTGTAAGTAAATTAATGGTAGCTAGACTTGCATTAACACATGGTTTTTTAGAAGCTTATGAGTATAAAAAAATACAAAAGGAAGAGTTTGAAGCATTTAAAAATATTCCTAAAAAAGATGGTAGTCCAAGTTTTGTAAACTTAATACCAGGCAGAAATAGTTACCTTTTAACAAAAACTGTGGTAAATCAGGCTTTATCTGGTAAATTATTATTAAGAGATGCTGGTAAATTATTAAATGCTAGCCCTCAAAATATTATGAAAATAGGTGGCGTTATTTAATGCATACAAAGTACCTGCTTGATACAAATATTTTTATTCAATCTTTTAATCTTTCATATCATCCATCATTTTGTAATGGATTTTGGGATTGGTTGGTTGGAGGGTTTAAAGCAGATAAATTTTATAGCATTGATAAAGTCTATAATGAAATGATAAAACCAGCATCATCTCAAGATGAATTATCTCAATTACTGAGAAGCCAAAGTATTCCTCAAGAAATGTTTGTTGAAAGCCTTTCTGATCCTAAAGTGACAACTGAATATGGTAAATTGATGTCATGGGCTTTTTCTAATACACATTTTTTACCAAAAGCAAAAACTGAATTTGCTAGGCCTGATAGTGCAGATGCTCATTTAATAGCAACCGCTATGGCATATAACTACGTAATTGTTACAGAGGAACTTTCAAACCCAACAGCAAAAGCGCGGATTCTAATTCCAGATGCTGCTGCAAATTTTGGAATTAGTTGTATCACAATGCCTTCTCTTTTAAGAAAACATGCTCATAATAATTTTACACTTAAATAGTAGTATCTTTTTTGATATTAAAAACCACCTTCGGGTGGTTTTCCTTTATGTGACATTTAGTAACCAGTTTGTTAAAGTTAGTACACTTTATAACAAATGGTGAAATTCATGAAAAAGATTATTTTTATTCTAGCTGCACTAGGAATTATTACAAGTCATGGGTGTATTACTATTCCTTCTCCAGAAGAAGTCCAAAGAAATGCTTATAAAGGATATTCTGAAGTGGTAGAACTGAATAGTATTCCTAAAGATCAAATATTTGAACTTTCAAAAATCTGGATTGCTAAATCTTTTAATTCTGCAAACAATGTCATTCAGTATGCGGATAAAAATACTGGAATAATCATAGGGAAAGGTAACTTTTCTCTTAAATGCCCTGACAATGTAAAAGGTATGAATTGCTTAGCTTATACATCAACTAAAGCAGAATTTACTTTGAAAATAGAGATAAAAGATGGCAAATCCAGATTGACCTTTAGTGATGTACACCAAGCTGTAAATAACTACCCATTTTATGACAATATTTCTAAACCTATTATTGATTCCCAGATTAAAGGGATAGTTAAGAACTATGGTCTTGATATCATAAATCAAAAGAATGATTCAAATTGGTAGTAATTTGCTAATAAATAAAAGGTTAAATACTCATACTTAATAGTTTTTAAATACCAAATAGCCCACTCATTTGAGTGGGTTTTTTATTGCCCAAAGAAAAACCCCGATGCGTCAACATCGGGGTTTTTTACAACTTAACCGGAGCAAGATTAAGGAGAAATACAATCTATGCCTGAAATTATAGCAGTAATTGTGCAAAAAGTAGAGGTAATTATGAAAGAACATGGCTACTGGAAAGTAACAGGATCTGTTTTGCTTGGCATTTTGATTTGGCAGTTTTCAAACATACTTAATGCAACTGCCAAATTGATTGAGGTCATTCGATGAAAGAAAAATATAATTGGTGGGATGCATGTAAGTCATCATTCATAATTTCCATACCAATCCTAATCTGGAAATTACCAGAAATCATTGCAGCGATTAAAGCCTAAAACCGACCTATAAATGGTCGGTTTTTTATTGCCTAGAGGAAAGTAAAAAATGGCACAAGAATCACGTCTCGTCATTGTAATTGATGCTAAAAATGCAGAACGTAATGCGCGCAATCTAGGCAATGAACTGGATAGCATTGAGCGCAAGGGAGACTTTGCTACTAAATCAATGGATGGTTTGTCTGTTGCTACACGTCAGCTTGCTGGATATATGGCTGGGCTAGTAACAGTAAGTTCTGCCATTTCAAAGATGGATACATATACTGGACTACAAAATCGCCTTAAGCTGGTCACTAAAAATCAAGTTGAACTAAATAAAGCAACGGAAGACACTTTCCGAATTGCTCAAAAAACCTATTCTGCTTGGGATTCAGTTTTACAGGTTTACCAACGCTTTAGTGATAATGCCAAAACCTTAAATCTCACTATGGATGACACTGCTCGACTAACTGAAACAGTATCAAAAGCAGTTGCGATCAGTGGTGCAAGCGCAGAAGCTGCTGATGCAGCTTTAGTCCAATTTGGGCAGGCTTTAGCAAGCGGCACATTACGTGGTGAAGAACTTAACTCTGTAATGGAGCAAACACCAGCACTAGCAAAAGCTATTGCTCAAGGTATGGGGATTACCGTAGGAGAGTTGCGTTCAGTAGCTGCTGAAGGAAAAATCACTTCACAGGAAATCGTTAAAGCACTTAAAAATGTCCAAGATGAAGTTGATGCTCTTTTTGCTAAAACTGATATTACAATTGGTCAATCTTTAACTTTACTTAATAATGAAATTACTAAATTTGTAGGAGAGGCTGGCAAAGGAAGTGGAGCAGCACAGGCTTTATCAGGATCGATTCAGTTACTAGCAAATAATTTGAATTTAATTGCAGACAGTGCATTTGCCATAGGTATTGGCTTAATGACAAAAGCCGTTTTAACAAAAACGGTTGCTGTACAAGCGAGTATTGCTGCGTCAACCAAACAAGTGTTTGCCACAATTGCTGAACGTAATGCAAATATTGCAGCAGCAAAAGCTGAAGTGGAATCTGCGCTTGCCGAAGCACAAAGTACGCAGGTGACACTAACGAACATCAAAGCTACTCATGCTCAGATCATGGCAGAAATAGAACTCGAAAAAGTTCGTTTAAAAGCCCAAATCACTGAACAAGGTCGCACGGCTACCATCACACGAATGGCTCAGCTTGGACGATTACAAGCTCAAGTTGCGTTAGAGGTTGCTGCCGCAGAAACAGCTCAATCAGCATCATCTGCAAGATTATCAGCAGCCTTAACAGCGCAATCTGTTGCTACAAGTCGTTTAGCTTTGGCAAAGTCAGCGCTTATGGCGATTTTTAGCCCAATGGGTTTAGCAATTGCAGCAACAGCCGCATCTTTCTATTTACTAAGCAGTAGTTCGGATGAAGTAAAAGAGTCTCTTGCAACACAATCTGACTCAGTTAGTGATTTAACGGATAAGTACATAAAGTTAAATACTGTGCAAGCATTAACAGAGGGTGTGCGGTTACGCAAAGAGATTGAGCAGCAAAATGATGCAATTGATGATGCTAGTGGAGCTATCAAACGTTTTGCTTATATCCAAAAGGAGTTATTTAAATTATCTGGCAGTGATTATGAAGATTATCAAAATGCCATTAAGTCTATTGCTACAGGTGCAAGCGATGCAGGTGATCTCTTAAAAAAGATGATTTCATCTGGTCGTTTTAGTCAGACTCAAATTGATAAACTCATTGAGTTCTCTAGTGCAGTAGCAGAATCAAAAAATAAGATTGAGCAGGGTAATACTGCTCTAAAACTCTTAAATGCTACTTCTAGACAACATGTTGAGGTAACGGCCGAATCAATTAAGCAATTAACAATTCAAACAAACTTAACAAAAGTCGCTACTCAAAATTTCACTGACATGAAAACACAAATGCTTGATTCATTACGAGCACAAGTGGAATTCATTCGGTTAAATGGTGGTAGCGAAGAACAAGTTAAATCGTTGAATAAGGTAATTCAGGCATATTCTTTAAATCAAATTTCAGCAACTGATGCTGTGAGTAAGTTCAATAGTACAGCCAAAATTCCTGCTGAAAATATCAAGGGGTTACAGGATTATGCTACTAAAACGGATCAGTCTAAAATTGCGTTGAATCAGGCTAATGCAGAGCTAAAGAAACAGAATGACTTGCGTAATGAGTATCTAAAGCAACATCAAACTGTACTTGCTGCTCAACAAGGAGAAACAAATGAATTAAACAACCAAGTCGCTGCTCAAGAAAAGTTAAATAAGTTACGAGACAACGCCAACAAAGATATTCTGAAAAATGATTTTCTTATAAAAAACACTAAGGCATTTGGTGGTGGCGAAAAGGGTCTTGATAAGGCGCGTGCGGCATCAGAGTTTTATACCGACAATAAAATTCCGATGACTAGAAGTTTAACTAGTCAGGAAGCTGCAATTTTTGAGGCTTGGTATAAGAAGCAGAAGGAAGCCAAGGACTTACAAGAAAGTATTACCGAATCTAGCAGAAAGCAAACCAAGGAAAGTGAGAAAAAACTTAAAATCACACAAGCTGAATTGGAAGTAGCCAAGCGATCTGCTGCTTTAATTGAATCGAGTGGTTTAGGTAAATATGCTGAAAGCAAAGGGATACCATCAAGTGTAATTGCAGGCTTATTGGCTCAAGAATCTAAAGGTATTCGAGAAGCTAAGAGTCATACTGGTGCAATAGGATATTTTCAAACAACCAGTGGTTATCGTAAACAGAACAATATGTCTGTTGCTGATAGTTATGACTTGGAAAAGTCGGGCAAAATTGTAATTGATAATATCGCCAAGGTTTATGAAAAAACAGGTGACTTGGCTCAGGCAATACTTTCCCATAATGCAGGTGAGGGTGGAGCAAGACAGTTTACTAAAACTGGCAAGGTTAAAGGCAGTGCAGAGCGAAATAAGGAGGTTTCGCAGTATGTAGCTAAGGTTTCAAGGTATTCCGATATCATTGCTGGTGGTGTTGGCAAAGGCGGTTTATCCGATGGTGATAGCGATAGAGCCTATGGAGAGCAAATCAAGGCACGTTTAGAGTTAGTTAAGCAAGGTCTAAACCTTCAAGAGCAATATGAGGAGGAGCAAGCGAAGCGAACCAAGGCTCGTAACGAAGAAATTAACCTTGCGCAACAAACGGGTCAAACAGCCTTAATTCCTAAAATCAAAGAGCGATATAAAGCTCAAGATGAACTCGCCAAACTTCAGCAAGATTTTGAAGTAAATGGTTATAAGTGGACTGAAGAACAAAAACTTGATTACACATATAAAACCAATTCTTTGCGATTAGTTGCTGAAGGCAAACTCTCTGAAGATCAAAGAAAGGTTGCTTTAGATGGCCTGGAACAGCAAAAACAGCAAGAACTTGAGCTTATACAATCGACTCGCGAAAAACAGTTACTTGAGGCGAAAAGCTCATACATGGGTGAAACTGAGCTGGCAATAAGGCGATATCAGATTGAGCTGGATGAGATTAAAAAAGTTGCAGATGAGAAGCGAAAAGCTGGGTTGCTTAGCGCTAATAATATGGGGCAATTTCAGACTTTAGATAGCGCATCGGATAAGGTTTTTCAGAGCGGTTTTAATGCTTCACAACAAGTATTTCAACAAAATGACCCGCGAGGGTATGCTCAATGGGATTTGCAAAATCGGTATTCAACTGATGCAGGAGGGCTATTAAATACATATATAGACCAAACTAATGGTATCAATCTAATTGCTGATGAGGAACAGAGGAGCTCGCAATTATTGGCAGCGCGAGAGCAATATTTACAATCCAGAAAAGCACTGGATGAAAAATATGCTCAAGATGAACGGGACCTGAATAGCTCACTTTTTGAAACCCAATTGGGGCAACTTGGTAGCTTAACAAGTCAGCTTAGTGGCTACTGGTCAAATATGACTGGAATTGTTAAAAATGCAGCAGGCGAGCAATCTGGTATATACAAGGGCATGTATATAGCACAGCAAGCATTCGCAATTGGCTCAGCCACAATTAGCGCGTTACAGGCGTATAACCAGATTCTAGCAAGTCCGTGGTATTTGGATGTAATTAGCAAATCAACAGCAGCCAACCTTGTGCTTGGGATGGGGATGGCGAATGTTGGTCTAATCGCTGGACAAACTATAGCCGGCTTCTCTGATGGCGGCTATACAGGAAATGGGCTTAAACATACTCCAGCAGGCATTGTGCACAAAGGAGAGGTGGTCTGGTCCCAAGAAGATATTAAACGCTGGGGCGGAGTTGGTTTAGTTGAGAAAATGCGTAAGAGTGCAAACCCTGAAGCATTTATCAATAATCATGCTATTAACAACACTTCAGCAGAAAATGTCTTTAATCGTTCATTCCTAAGCTCTAAAGCTTTTAATAATAATCAAAATATCTCGAATATTTTTAATCAATCTTCTCGAGAAGACCAGATTATTGTTAAAGCACTCAAGCCAAGTAATGAAGTGGTGTTGCAATCAGGAGATGTTCAGAACATTACAATGAACCGTACCGGGTTTGTCGGAGACTTTTTTATTTAAGTTAAGCCACCTGACCTAACGGGTTAATCTTATCATAGTACATTGCTTCAAACTCAAAAGGCGATACATAACCCAGTGCACTGTGTACACGCTTTTTATTGAACCAATCTACCCAGTTTAGTGTCGCAAGTTGTACATCTGCTAAACCTTGCCAATCTGCTTTTAAATATTCAATCACCTCTGTTTTGTATAAGCCATTCACCGTTTCAGCCAGAGCATTATCGTATGAATCACCCGTTGTACCGACTGATGCTCGTAAATTTGCTGCTTCTAAACGATTGGTATAGCGAATGGAAAGATATTGCACACCTCTGTCGGAATGATGAATCACATTCTTTGGCATGCCTCGATCATGCAATGCTTGCTCTAATGCATCAAGCACCATATCTGTATTCATCCGTGTAGATACTTTCCATCCAACAATTGCTCGTGAGAACACATCAATAACAAATGCGGTATATACCCAGCCTGAATGAGTTTGAATATACGTAAAGTCACCCACCCATAGTTGGTTTGGATGATCAGCATTAAAATTACGTTTCACTAAATCATCTGCCCGTTTTTGGTCATCTCGGTTACGGGTGGTTTGTTTATTCTTACCACGCCAAACACCTTGTATACCTAGCTTTTGCATCAATCGAGCAACTGTACAACGTGCAATAACATAACCCTCACGTTTCAATTTTTGCCAAACTTTACGTACACCATATCGACCTGAACTTTCTTTCCAAATTCGTTTAATTTGTTCAGCATGATACTCATCATGTAGATCTCGTTTCGCTCGATGTTCTGGATTGTCAGTGAGATCTAAAGTTCGGTAATAGGTTGAAGGTGCAATCGGTAAAATTCTACAAATCGCTTCAACACCATATCGATCTTTATTGTTATGGATAAAATCCACCATTATTTGTGTGGGCGGTCGAGCTCCGCCTGGGCGAAAAAAGCGGCTGCTTTACGTAGAATTTCATTGGCACGTTTTAATTCTTTAATTTCACGTTCCATTTGCTTCATTTTTTCTTGGTCAGATATCTGTTGTACTTTGGCAGGATTTAGTTGATCCAGATGCTTTAAATACCAAACACGCAATGTTTCAGGAGTACAACCGATTTTAGGAGCAATAGCTGTGATTGCTGCCCAAGTAGAAGGATAATCTTTTTCAGATTCAATTAGTAATTGAACCGCTCTTTCTCTAATTTCGGGGGTATAGTTTGGTTTTGTCATCGGGATAGTCTCTCAGAATATTGACTCTCCGACAAACCCGGTACGGTTCACTAACCAGTATGCTGGGAACAACACCAGCTTTAGCGAAGTTCTAGATAAATCGATTCAAAGTAGTAAATCCTTTAATGCTAGCAAGTCGATCGTTTCTAGTCTCTCTAACTCAAAAGTTCTAAATAGTAATGTTTCAAACAGTACCGTGCAGAATGCTGAGAAAGAATTGCTGAAAGAAGTTTCTATCTTCAAAGACAATGGTTTTGCAGATGGAGGCTATACAGGCAAAGGTAATAAATATGAGATTGCTGGTACCGTGCATAAAGGAGAAATTGTTTGGTCCCAAGATGATATTAAAAAATGGGGTGGTGTTGATAAAGTTGAACATATGAGAAGGGCTACAAGTCCAGAATCATTTGTTTCTAACTATGCTCAAAACCATACCACTTTTGAGAGTATCTTGAATCGGGCCAACCAGAGCTCAAGGATTTTTAACCAGAGCAAAGAAATCTCGAATATCTTTAATCAGCCGGTTCATGATGGCCAGATAATTTATAAGGGCAATAGCAGCGTACCTACTTCAGCAACTTCTGACTTATTCCATGATGGCAAGGTCTACTTCTCATCAAATGGTTTAGTTCAGGATCGTTCAAATCTGGATGATGTTCAGGATTTTACTTTAGGACGTACTTCACGCCCTCAAGCTGAGATTATGCCTTCAATTGAGCCTTCTACACCGACAATCAATTTCAAAATTGAAGTGATTAATCAGGTGAGTGGAGCGACAGTTGAAGCTGAACAACTGGATGAGCAAACAGTCCGGATCATTGTTACAGATGAACTGGATAAGCAGCTTCCAAGAAAGGTACCGAAACTTGTAAGTGACCAAATCGCAAATCCAAACTCAACCATTAGTCGGTCTTTGACTGAGAATACGACAGCAAGACGGAATCGTTAATTTAAAAGCTACCTCTAAAGGTAGCTTTTTTAAATAAATTAGGACAAAATTTCAAAAAATTGGTGAATATTCTTATGCTTCCCCCAGTTCCTAAAACTAAGTCATCAGAAGTAACCGATATTATTAACTCTGCTGTTCCTACTGGATCGATAAGTGAATTTCAGTATTTTAGATGTAAACGGTTGCTTAATGATATTAAAGAAACTGAGCCACTAGATTGGTTTTTATTAAGCAATAGTATTATTGAAATGTATTTTGATAATCCTGTTCTTGCGCATCAATACGCTCGAGAAGTACTGAAAATTAGCAATAGTGTATCGATTTTATCGAATCTTTATTTTGTTTTTCTTAGCTCAGTAGATTTTTCTGGCGCTAATGAAAATATTGATAAAATTATTAGTTTGTGTAGTAAACAAAATTTACCCTTAGAAAGTTTTATTCCTATAGACTTCAAACCTATAACTTATTTTCTAGACGGAATTTTAAATGATGATTTAAATTATTATAAAAGATTTAAAAAGGAAGACTTTAATGAATTTATTCAGCTTTTTGAAATTAAAAATAAACTAGAAATTGATTCTAGTGTCTTGAAACATATCGGTTCAATTCTTTTTAAATGCTTTAACTCTAGGAATGTTAGGTGCCGAAAATATGAATATAGTTTTATTGATGATGAATTTTTGATATTGCTTTATGTCGATAGAAGTTTTGATGAGATTGATGCCATGAATTCAGAAATATTTAGTAAATGCTATGATGAGGGCTTAATTGATGAACTGAATAAACTTTCATATTTTATTATTCCTTATGAAGTGGGCGTGGATTGAAAAATGGCTACTACAGATACTCTAAATTACTGTTATGAGCTATTAGGTAATTCCACAAAATATGATGAATGCCACAAAAGGAATATTATAGGGCGTGCTTATTACCATGCTTTTTATGAAGTCCGACATCATTTAGAACAACGACTATTATGGCCAGTAACAAAGACAAAATGTGGAGCTCATGAAAAAGTCTATAGCAGACTTAGTGGGTACCCTGCGGGTTCAACGTCTGTAATGATTCAGAAAAGAGCTGCTGAAATCAAAAATCGAATACAAAAATTAAAGAGGTTTAGAACAACAGCTGACTATCATCTTCACCTAACGATTTCAAATAAATTAATAAACTATATTTTACATGAATCTAGTCAGATATCTGAAGAAATATCAAGACTTTAGTTGTTAAAGATACTTTTATACCGACCCATTGTGAGGTCGGTTTTTTATTGACTAAAGGAAAGTTATGTACAAGTTAAAGCTAAATCCTCAGACCAGCGGCTATGGCGTAACACCGGGTGATGATGTGAAACGTCAGCAGATGGATGGCGGTCGTGGTCGCTATTACATCGATGTAAAACGTAATAGCCACATTGTTGATGTGAACTGGAATTTAAGTAAAACCGATTTCAATAAAATGATGGCGTTCTGGCGGGTCTACCAGAATAAACCAGCCTCATTTTATGCGGATCTGGTGATTGATCAGGGAACACATCAGCAATACCTGTGTAACTTCATTCCGAACTCGTTCAAGACCAATGAAGTGAATGGCAACCTTTACCGGGTAAATGCACAGCTCGAAGTTGTTCAAAACCAGCCTAACCTTATCGCTGATCAGGCACTTATCAAAGATTGGGAGGTCTAATGGATAACGAATATGCCAAATTCTTTTTCAATCGAAAAGTAGATGTTTATCAACTGGAATGTATTGAACTATCACACCCTTCTTTTATGAATACTTACCGGGTGGTACGTAATGATGACCGTGGAGTGTATGTTCAGCACAATGAAGGCGCGGGGCAAGTATTTTACGAATACCTACCAATGACAATTCAAAGATCCGGAATGCTCGGTGATTTGGACCAAACTTTGACCGTTTCAATTTCTGGACTTGGTGACATTTTGCCGGATGAGTTTGAACGGGTAATCGAAGGTCAATTTCCGAATGTAAAACCAACAGTTAATTATCGGCTTTATAGTTCAGATAATTTAAATACACCGATGCATTATCTGCTTGGCTTACAACTCGCCGGTGTTTCAATGAACCATAAAGCTGTGACGTTCAAAGCTGAATCTCCACGATTAAATACCGCTAAAACTGGAGATATCTTTGCACTAGACCGCTTTACTGGTCTCAAGGGGGCTATATGAAAAGTCATGATCATTTGCTTGATAGACAATATGACGAGGAAAACTACAACTGTGTTCATTTTGCTCATGAAGCTGCAATGGATCTATATGATATTGATCGAGGAGAGGCGCTTGAGTTTTTTATGAAGCCCGTCAAAGAGAAGGTATTTCTGCCATCAAGATTGAAGTTACTAAATCCATTGCCCATGCCCAAGGAAGGCTGCATAGTCGCCTTTCACTCTAGATACCGAAACAAGCCCCCACATGTGGGGCTTTTTCGTTTGGGGCGTATTTTGCATTTGCAGGAATCAGGCGTTTCATGGATGCCAATTCAAGTCGTTCAAGCATTTGGATTTAATCGTGTGAGTTTCTATGATTAAGATTATTTATAAACAAGACCCTTTATCCGAAGACAAAACAATTGAACACGCCGAAACTTTGGGTCAATGGCTTACTTCAAAATATGACCATATGCCTGAGCATGTCCGTATTTTTCATACCATAAGCAATATGGATCATGCGGAAATTTCATTTGCGAATGAAGTCACACCGAAGAATGCATATGAATTAAAGCAGCTCGATTTCTTGCCAGGCACTTTCATTGTAATTGAGAATCCCAAGGGTATAGACCCCATAACTCTAGCTTGGATAGCGGTTGCTTCTATAGTTATGGGTGTGGCTGTTGCATTATTAATGCCTGTGCCCTCAATTACCCAAACCAACCAGAATAACAATCAATCCTCGTCTGCAAATAACGAATTATCAAACCGTGAAAATAAAACTCGCGTAAATGGTCGTATCGCAGATATTTATGGTGCCGCTCACGATACCCCTGATCTGATTACTGTGCCTTACAAGGTATATGAAAACAATGTCGAAGTAGAGCATGTTGTCGGTTGTATTGGTCGTGGTCACTATAAAATTAACGGTGCATATGACGGTGAAACCAACATTGTTGATATTGCCGGCGCATCGGTAGAAGTCTTTCGACCAGGTGTAGATATTGTTTCAGGTGAGCCATATTTCTCGCTTGGTACCGAAATTACCACGCCGCCACTAACGGTTCAGCATCAAACTTCTGTTAATGGCCAAGTTCTCCGTCCAGCAGATACACAGTCTTTAGAAGGTACGAACTACCTTCATTTTGCATATCCAAACGAGATCCTTCGGGCATCTGCAAACAATACGGATTTAACCACTAAGTTTGTAAGTAATGACCGCGTAGAAATCACCAATGCCTCATTCACGTTTAATGGCCAGACTTTTGATTTAAATGGTACTTATAGCGTTCTATCAGTAGCTGATGACCGTATGACGTTATCAAATCCGGCGGCCGTTAATGCTAACTGGTTAAAGCTTAAAGAGTTAAATAACCAACAAACTGCAGCTTTGTCACCAAAGATCAGTTCAATAGGTGAAAAATGGATTGGTCCATTCATTCTGGACAATGTTGAACGTAGCCGGGTGCTGTGTAATTTTGTGGCTACCAATGGACTTTATACCGTTTCTTCAGGTGGGAATCAGGCCGCTGTTAACGTCACGATTGAAGTTGAAGTAACACCGGTAAATGAATCTGGTGCAGCGATTGGTAATCCGATGCTGAAGCAGATCATTTTAAAGGGTTCGGCAAAGTCACGTCAGACAGTTGGTGCAACGCTGGATATGGTGACATTTCAGGGTCGCTGTAGTGTCCGTGCACGCCGTTTAACACCAACACCAGCGGTTACAACGGTAGTAGATGAAGTAAAGTGGCAGGCGCTTTACGGTGCTTATCCTTTGCAAAGCACAGTGTATGAACATGAAACAGTTTTTCGTGCACGTACTTATGCAACCACTGGAGCTTTATCTGTTAAGTCACGCAAGATCAATTTTGATCTTCAGCGGATGTTGCCGACTTATAAAAACGGGGCAATGACAACAGAGCTATTTCCAACATCAAGCTTTGCTGATGCATTGGTTTCAATGGCACTGGATGACAAGATAGGCCGCCGTACGATCGACGAAATAGATCTGGAAAATATCTATCGGACTTATAACGATGTAGTTGATTATTTTGGTACACCACTTGCGGCTGAGTTCTGTACTACGATTGATGATACAAACCTGTCTTTTGAAGAGCTGGTCACCAATCTTTGTGATGCCGTGTTTTGTACTGCATATCGTCAAAATAATAAGCTCAAGCTTTATTTTGAACGTCCAACTGATAACTCGGTAATGCTATTTAACTTCAGGAATATTATTCCTGATAGTTACAAGCATGATCTTACCTTTGGCGTGATGGATGACTACGATGGACTGATCTATGAATACACGGATCCGGCCGACGATAGTCGTATCAATATCTATCTACCGGATAAAGGGGCCAAGAACCCCAAAGAGGTGAAATCTGTAGGTGTGCGTAACAAGTGGCAAGCTCATTTTAATGCGTACCGGCTTTGGAACAAGCTTCGCTTCCAGCGCAAATCCATTACCTTTGATGCGGCACCAGAATCAGAATTACTGGTTTTACGTGACCGGATTGCTGTAGCGGATTATCGCAATGGTATTCATCAAAGCGGCGAGGTGGTACAGCAAGAAGGTTTAATTCTCACCCTAAGCCATGATGTCGATTTCATTGCAGGCAAGAGCTATGTGATCTATCTGCAAATGGGGGATGGTACCGTGGACCTGATTCCCGTTACGCCGGGTTCAGCCAAGAACAAAGTAGTTTTAGGGCGTTTACCGAACGGGGCCTTAAAGCTTAGTCCCGATGACTTTGTGAATACTATCTACACCGTAGTTAATGACGATACCAAAGGCTCACTGCCTTATCTGGTTGCAAAAAGAGAACCGGCTGACCAGTTCTCTAATACCATTACTGCAATTAATTACGATGAACGTTATTACCTCAATGACAAGGACTTTATTGATGTGCCGGTTGATGATTCACCGATTTACATTCGATATGACCAGCTGGATATTAATCTGGCACGTTTATATCAGATGCAAAGAGGTGATTTGCCAACGACTGGAGAAATCAGTTTTGTAGTTGAAGCAGGTGCACTAGTTTCAAGTTCAAGTTCTTATCGACCGGAAACCAGATTTGTCTATAAATTCGACTATAAGTCTAGTCCTGCAAAACGAGAGTATATCGTTCCACCTGCATCAGAATTACCTGCTATTGATACTGGTGAGTTCCCACCTGATCTGGTGGTGAATCTGACGATTAAAGGTGCTGTAGTTGGACGTGGTGGTGATGGCGGATTGCCACATCTAGCTTACGGAGATTGGGAAAAAGATTCAGACTTCAATTTTACCAAAACCCGGCGTGATGGGTTTCAGGGAGCACCCGGTTTATTGAACCGGCACAGCAAACTAAACCTGATTATCGATGGAGGGACGTTAGCTCGAGGCGGTTCAGGTGGTGGAGCAACACCAAGTGGTATTTACACTGGATCATCTTATGGGGTTCAGGGAATTCCCGGTGGTGCTGGAGCACCATTTGGTCGGGTCATGACTGGACAGCCGATTTCAAATGACTCACAAGATTATCGCCTCTATCTGGAGAGTTATTTATTGGTTATGAAAATCACTGATGCTGAAGCTTCGGTACCCGGTAAAGGTTACCGAACCCAAAATGACCGTTATGGGTCTCCATTATCAGGTGATGGTGGAAACTGGGGCGAACGCGGTACCAAATCAACAAATGATGGAACATGGAACTGGCAATACCATGGCACTACTGAAGGCCAGCCGGGGCTGGGTGGACCTGCAATTGTTGGGGTGGCGCCGCTAACAACTCAATTGATTAATGGAGGGAAAATCTTACAAACCCTTTAAACCTTAAAAGAACTTTGAGCACCCAATTCGGGTGCTTTTTTATTGCCTAAACGAAAGGGGGAAGGCATGACTGAAAATGAATCATATGGGTTGAGATTTGAAAAGAAAATCGACTCCATTCAGAGTGATATTCGCATGTTGTCAGATCATGTTACTCGACTGACTTTCATTAATGAAGCACATAAGGAAACTAGCGAACAGAACAAAAAAGATATCGATACATTGGATATCAAAGTCGCCAATTTAGAAAACCGCACAGCAGCGCAAGATGGTGGTCTTTCTGTATTGCGTGTACTGCTTGGCATCTTTGCAGGAATCGTATTTTCATTGTGTGCGTGGGTTGGATCTTCAATTATTCAATTAAGCCAAGATCAATCTTTAATTAAAGAAAAAGTATCACGGTTAGAGGAAGCAGGACGATGAATAGTGAAAACACAAGAGCTTATCTAGCTTTCGCATTAGTGGGACTGATGTTTGTTTTAGTGATTGCTTTATTTTTTGTGGATATGCCACGTGAAAACAGCAATCTGATTAATACGGCATTGGGTTTTATTGCTGGGGCTATGACAACAGCATGTGGGTTTTATTTTGGTAGCTCTGAGTTAGAGAAAAAGAAAGGTGAATCCAATGACAACTAAACCATTCTTCGATGCTGCCCGAGTAATTGCAGGCGGCAAGCTTACACAGGCGCAAGTAGACGATCTAAATAAAGTGGTCGAAAAACTTGCACCAGGTGGAAAAACTACAAGTGATGATGGTATAGATTTAATCACAAGTTTTGAGGGAACAAGATTCAAAGCTTATGACGATGGTGTTGGAGTCTGGACCATTGGCACTGGCACCACAGTTTATCCAAATGGTGTGAAGGTTAAGCAAGGTGACATTTGCACACCTGAGCAAGCTAAGACTTACTTTAAGCATGACTTAGCGAAATTTGAAAAGACAGTTAATGAATCTGTAACTGTGCCCATAAATCAAAATCAGTTTGATGCTTTGGTTTCTCTGACTTACAACATTGGCGCAGGTGCTTTAAAGAATTCAACTTTGCTCAAGTTGCTTAATAAAGGCGACTACAAAGGCGCTGCTGATCAATTTCTAGTGTGGAATAAAGCGGGCGGAAAAGTTTTGAAAGGCCTAGTTCGTCGTCGAGAAGCAGAGCGAGCACTCTTTTTAAAGAAGTAACTTATATGTGTCAGCGTACTAAAATTGCATCGATCATCACATTGCTGTGCCTCCTTTTCTCAGGTTGCACAGCTCACACTATAAATAGTAATGTGAACGTCTCGATTTGTGTAAGGGCTTTGTGATGTCGCAAGTCATGATCATGGTTTCGGAAGCGGGCAGGATGGAGAATACTTGCAATCTACCCGCTGATTTAGATAAGAATGGGAATGTTCTTAAAATCTATGACTATTCATTAAAAGAGTTGCCGATTAATTTGGATGGAACTGTGACTTACAATGGCAAAAGATGGACCTTTGATAAGAAGCAAAGTTTTTAGTCTTTCCAGCTATCCACAATATCAGCCCAGTCTTGCATCATTTTTCGTCTAGCCTCTAAGTGCTGCGAATGGTCGTACGATGCTTTTGTCTTGTTAGATTCAGCATGAGCAAGCTGTTTTTCTACCCAAGCTTCCTCATAGCCCTTTTCATATAGTAGGGTAGAAGCTGTAGCTCTAAAATCATGAGTGGTAACGCCTTTTAAGCCAATATATTCAAGCATACTGTTAAGCGTTTCTTTAGCTAACATGCCATCATTTTTCTTACTGAAAATAGCAGGGAAAACTAATTCGCTATCACCAGAGATTGTATATTGACGCTTAAGTACTTCATATACTTGGTCAGATATAGGGAGAATATGGATTCTGGATTTTTTCATTGCCTCTTCTGGAAATCTAATAAGTCGTGTATCAAACTCGACCCATTTCCATTGCATTTTTCTAATTTCAATTGCCCGAAGCATTGTATATAAGAGAATGAAGCCAGCATTCTTAACAGTCTCTGTTCCATTGTATTTAGGCAATTGAGTTCTTGCCTTTTTTCTTTCTTCTTTAGTTAAGGCTCTTGCATGTTTTACACGAGGGCGCTTGATCACATCACGTACAGCATAAGTAGGGTCGTTCTCAAGCCTTAAAGTAGCAATTGCATAACGGGTTACAGCACCAATGAATCTTCGATTTTGTAAAGCGGCAGATTCACCTGTCATTTTTCCATTGGTTTCTTTAGTAACACGATTAATCGTATTATTTAAAATCTTCAATACGTCAGCCGCAGTCACATCTTTAATATTTTTTTTGCCAATAACTGGGCATATATCTTTTTCTAAAGCAGTATCGAACTTCTCTTGATAAATTTCAGACTTCAACGTCATACGTTTTTCTTTAAATTCGGCTGCAATAGCGTTGAATGTATTTTTTCCTTCTTCTAATGCCTTGGTCTTATTATTTTGTCTATCTTCTACTGGGTGTATGCCTTTGGCTAATTTTGCTCGCATTTCATCCTTTAAGATTCTAGCGTCTGCCAAAGTAATAGCCGGGTATTCGCCAAGACTCATAGAAGATTCTTTACCATTAAAAACAAACTTAAACCGCCAAACTTTAGCTCCTGAAGGACGAACTTCTATGTAAAGTCTATCTGCATCCAATATTCTGTAGACTTTTTCTTTAGGTTTTAGTGCTTTAATCTTTAGGTCGGAAAGTTTTGCAGAGGCCATGAGGTAAGGGTAAGTAGTTTGTTACCCGCATTATTACCCGTTTTTTTCGAGGATGTAAACAAACTAAAAGGAACTAATAAGAACAACAACTTTTATAATTCAAAAACTTAGCTTTAAAAAAGGAACTATAGAGAATTAAAATAAACATCGACACTTATTATTCTTTACTACTGTTGCTTTCGCCATAATTCAAACTTCCACAATTGTCCCTATTGTGCCGTAAACTGATGCCAAGGTGAAGTTTTTTCCCACATATCAATATTTCGTCTCATGTATAACTTTTGCTAAAATAGGCGCACAATACAATTAGAGTACTAGCGGATGTCTAAAACGCGTGTAATTTATCCTGGAACATTTGACCCTATCACGAATGGGCACGTTGATTTAGTTACTAGAGCATCAAGAATGTTTGATGAAGTTGTAGTAGCGATTGCAATTGGACATCATAAAAACCCTTTGTTCAGCTTAGAAGAAAGAGTTGCACTGGCGCAATCATCATTAGGCCATCTAACAAATGTTGAGTTTGTAGGTTTTGATGGTCTGTTGGTTAACTTTTTTAAAGAACAAAAGGCCACAGCAGTACTTCGTGGTTTAAGAGCAGTTTCTGACTTTGAATATGAATTTCAACTGGCCAATATGAACCGCCAGCTTGATCCACATTTTGAGGCGGTGTTTTTAACACCTTCTGAACAGTATTCTTTTATTTCTTCGACATTAATTCGAGAAATTGCTCGTTTAAAAGGAGATGTAACCAAGTTTGTTCCGCAAGCTGTGGTTGAAGCTTTTGAACGTAAACATCAACAAGGTTGGTAACGTGTCGTTATATATCACTGATGAATGCATAAACTGCGATGTTTGTGAACCAGTTTGCCCTAATGAAGCGATCTTTATGGGCGAAGTGATTTATGAAATCAATCCGGATTTATGTACAGAGTGCGTTGGTCACCATGACCAGCCACAGTGCCAATTATTTTGTCCAGTAGACTGTATTCCAAAAGATCCGCAGCATGAGGAAACGGAAGAACAGTTACTCGACAAATATAAAAGACTAATTGCTCAAAAAAGCACAAGCAATTAG